ACAGCACGCGCAGCGGAAGGCCCCCGCGCTCAGCCGTGGGATAGACAGTGTGGCACAGGGCGATGATCGCCCGTGCAAAATTCATCGTCTTGCCGCTGCCGCGACCACCGTAATAGATCTTGTAGCGGCGGGGCCGGAAGAGATCCTGAAAGACGACCGGCGTCTTGACGCGAAAGTTAGTCGGCGCGTTCATCGCTTTGACGCGGGTCAAACACGCGCCCGCCCAGCGTTGGCGGCGGCAGGTAATGCGCCCAATGCGTGAAGCCGTATTCCTTCATCTTCGACGGGCCACCATCGTACATATAGTCCATCGGTGTAGGACTGACGCGGCCGATAACTCTGATCCGTAAAATGTCGCAGTCCATCCCCTCGCGCGTGGGCAGCGTCTCGATCGGCAACCATGAGGACCGCTCCAGCGCTCGGAGGAATTGTCGAGCCAGCATCGCCAGATCGCTATCAGGATCAACGCCAACGCCGTCCAATACCCTGTTCGCCAGCACGATCGCGCTATCGATCTCGTTCGGCAAAGTCATCACACGAACCCCACAACTGGCGGCGGTCGCTTCGCCTTTGGTTCCTTCACCCGGCCAGGGACGCGACACTCAGGCGTGCGCCCGAACTCCCCGACCAGCTTGCCATCTGGCTCATAGAACTCGCTGCGGTGGATCAGGTTGTCGTTGCTGTGGACGGTGTGCTTCTGAAGGCCGCACTTCATGCAGGTGCGGATCGTAAGCGCGCTCGACGGCCGATCCAGTGGATCAGCCCACCTGTGCAGGTTCCGAGCCATCGATCCCCTCCGCAATGTACTCCGTGCAGTTCACGAACGCTGGTGGCCCGTTGATCGTTCGCGCCATCGGGATCGGCGTATAGCGCTTTGTCAATGTAATCTGATGACGCTTTCTAAGATCAAGCGCAACCGCCAACACCTCTTTGAGCACGTTCGCGTAGGCAGGCGCAGCCGATTCCTGCCGGGCAACCACCCTCGGATCGCATCGCCTGATGTCCAGCTCGAAGTTGCCTCGGTAAAACACATAGCGCTCGCCAGCCTTCAAGGAGCGAAGGACGCGCACCGAATGAGGGACGATCTGGAAACGGCGCATCCCAATATCTTACTGCGCTGGTCCTGGCACTGCAATGTAGCACCAACCCGGATCAGGTCCAGCGTACACATCACATGGCCGGCGCTCAGCGTGCATGACGCCAAGGGATGCAGCGGGCAGGCTCGCGGCTTCGACGTTGGTCACACGCTCTTCGAGAAGCATCAGATGATGCCCCACTGATTTCGTGTAGCTGATCAGCAGTCCAAGCGTCACGATAAACGACACCATCGCCAATGTCTGCCCGCTCACTGTATCGCCTCCTCTTGCCCCGTGATGCGCTCGATCTTGTCCCGGCATTCGATGATCTTCTCATGCAGGAAGGCCGTTGCTACGCCATCGATGCCGAACAGCATGTCACGTCGTTCGAGCAGTGCTCGCATCTCGGCGCGCAGCCGGCGCAGACGCCACTCTGTGAAATGCACGATCACCGAATTAAACACGACGCATCGCCCTGTGCACGTCCACTGTCTCGTCACTGACGCAAGGCTTGAGGATGAACCGGGCTTCCTTGCCGCACCGCAGGCATCGGCTCTTCTCTGTGAACCGCTGGCGTGTCGAGAAGGCGTGCTCATTGCGACCCTGCTCAACCGGCTTGCCCGGCGGCCGAATGTCGAAGAATCCCTGGCTCATCCCGGTGGTTGTCGCGCGAATGGAGGCTTAGCAGCACCCCCATGTATCACGTCGAATGCCGGCACCTCCATAACCCTGGTTTCGCCTATGATCTCCAATCTCTTCGCATCGAACCAGCGTCCCTCGCCAAGCTCTGCTGGTTTGGCCGCATCTACTGGCGGTCTAACGACTGCCTGCACGCACCCATAAAGGTCGAACGAAATAGACTCCACGACACCAACAAATCCGGTGACGCGATCACGTACCTTGTGGCCCATTACTTCAAAGTGCTCGTTCATAATCATGCTCCATTTTTTACAGCAATGCCTGCTGCTCCTCGATCTCGACGCGATACTTTCCGCGCCCAGTGTAGTACATCAGCGCCGCTTGCCGATCAGCCTCCGTCTTGTACCAGCACACGAACCTGATCATACGCTTGGTCAGGAGAGTTGGGCCATAGGTGATGCGCAGGCCGAATTTCATTTCGCCACCGCTCGCTTAGGTATTTCGTGGTAGGCAGTGTCCGCCGCCACCAGCGCAGCCCTTGCGTACCCGCGCCACGAACTGTCCTCTGCCATAGGCGAATCGTGCGGCACGCCGTGGCTCACAAACCGCAACGCTCGCGCGGCTGCGTCGATCTGCTTGCCGGTCATGGCAACATTTCGCGCTCGATCAGCGCTACTTTGAGTAAGTCCGGCTCTTCCTCGATCCGTGTCGGGAAACCCCACGCATCGAGAATGTCGTTGCGCAGCTCCTCCGCGTTCGGCTCATCGTTTTCGTTAACGATAATCTCAATGGTGAATTTCAACCGTCGCAGGGTCATTGCCTCTTTTCCTTCTGCCGGCGGTACCACTGCGCACGCGACATGCCGGCTGCCTCCCACGGTTTTTTTGAACTGAGCGACTTGGCGTCCTTCGGACGGCCTCGCTTGGGCGTGCCGCCTTTCGTGCGGATCGTAGGATCATGGGGCGGGTCCACATCCCACGGACCGGTCTTTCTATTCTCCGTCGTGAACTCTGGCTTGACCGGCTGAGGTGCGCCCAACGGATTCCGCAGCCGCCGCTTAATAAAGCGATCAGTTGCCCGCTCCTTGGCCTCTCGGTCAGCCTCGGCTTCCCGCATCCGGCGCAGATCATCGTACTTAGACATGCGACAGGAAATTACTGTCGCATGAGACAGGAAGTCAAGCCTTTTCTGTCTCACCCGAAGTCTCACCGTTCACAGGCTCGTGCTCGATCACCTTACCGCTGGCCTCAGCCGGCGCTGGCAATGCCGGTGCCCCAGGCTGCACGAACTCGATCGTCAGCGACGGCGGCGCATTCAGCGCCATAACCCCGTTGCCTCCGTTGACCTGGACGTGGACGCCATTGCTTTCGCGGCCCAGCGGCGCGATCTCGACCTGCACGTAGCGCGCACGCCGCTCCATGAGCCGCAGCACTTGGTTCTGTGCGCCCTCTATGCCTTCGCACGCCTGCGGAAAGGCTGATGCCTGCATCTCATCGAGGCGGGTCAATTCGATCTGTCGCAGCCGATCAGCCGGCTCCTGCACCATTTCCGTGAGCGCTTCATCCACGAGACGAAAAACCTCTGCCGGGTCCATCTTCATCTCTTTGCCAATCGTGGCATACGAATAACCAATTATGCGCAGCTCCAACGCCTTCGCCTTGCGCTCAGCCTTCCTAATGGAGCGGGGAGAAGTGGTTGAGTTTTTGGGAGTAGATTTGCGCCCCTTCTTTTTTGGGGTCCGCAATAGGTTTGGGGGCTTGCGCGGCGTTGCCATGCCGCGAATTTATTTGGTTTCAACGCCTTTAGGCAAGGGCATTCTGTCGAAAGCCTTATTCATTGCCTGAAAGCAGTCTTCGCAGACAATTCCAGTTTCGTCAGGAGGAGGGGCCATGCCGTATTTGTCTTTGAACTCTTGGGCGGCCTCTTCGTCACTCCAATCTTTTTCAAACTCACCATAACACGCCTGGCACTTGAATGTCTTCATTGGCGTACACTCCACAAATGGAAAAGCGGCACGAGGCGATTAGCCGGCACCGCTCTCTTCAATCCGTCCTAGAGGGGAGGGGACGGATCAAACCTTTTCAAACTCCTGTTAGCCGATCGTTCTTGCCCATACTAGCGCGATAGATAGCGGATGGGAAGACGCTTGAGGCCCTTTACCGTGCGTTTTCTTAGGGATGACACGTCGCGCCACCCCATGCGATTCTTCATGTAGAGACCAATCGCGGCCACATTGCCCTTACGAATCTGCACCGCCAACGAGGTAATCGCCAAGCGATCCATCTCAACAGGCGCTATGGCGAGCTCTTCGCAAAAGAAGTCGCGCAGCATCGCTTCACTGATCGGCTTATCTTTGTGGAGAACGAATAGGCAAATGTCGCAATGAGGCATCCCGAAACCGGCGAGCAGTTTAACCGTCGAACGGTGGTCCGCTGTAGGAGTAAATCGCAATTTCGTCTTATCGATCTTCATCTTAGCGTCTCTCTTGCTTTTGTAATTGACATTTTTTAAAATGTCGGCATGAAACCACTATTCATCCCCTTAACGCGACAATGGTTTGAAGCTTTTGCTTCGGGCGTAAAGCGCGTCGAATATCGTCGTGCCGGGTCATGCTGGAATGTTCGCACGTGCGCCATTGGACGCCCAGTCGTGCTCTCGAAAGGCTATGGCAAGTACGCACGTCTGCACGGCATAATTGAAAGCTATGCGGAAGTCCCCCGTCGTATGCTACCCCCCGAAGCGCTTGCGATCTATCCCAATGCTCGCAAATTCGCGGCGATTGGTATTCGACTCAATCCCTAACAGACGTCTTGCGGCAAGTGCGTCTTGCATGCGCTCACCACAGAATTCGAACACGGCGTTTGAGCGCGAACCAGTGCGCCAGTTCCCTGTGATCGCGCTCGATATGCCTCTCGCGCTCTGAAACGTGCCAGGTTTTTTGCATAAACGCCATTTCGGCGATCGATCGTGCGCACGTACAAACGGCGGGTGTGCTGGATAATTGCGCAGACGATAACCGCACGCCTTGTAGGCGCTTGCCAAGATTTCCATCAGCACGAATGCCAAACCGAGTCCCTGATAGTCGGGCAGCGTCACTACGCGAGAGACTGCCTTGATGTTGTTATTCGTGCTCCCAGAATGCGGACGATGCAACACCGCTGCGAAGCAAGCCGGTTGATTCTCGATCAATAAAAGAAAGCAAGCCGCGGAGCGTGAAAGTTCATTGCTCAAATAGTGAAACGGAGCGAAAAGATGCCACGTCTTATATTCGGTGCGCACGATTTCGATCGCGATTTCTGGTCGTCGTTGAAGTGACCTCCATTTGAAAGTCATCGTTGTCGGCTCCAGCACCCAATCGGGTTGCAACCAATCTACGATGTCGTAATGACAGGAGATCGCCACGAATTGTCTCTTATTCTTTCGCACGTATTTTTGCACGGCATTAGATGCAATCTTGGCCACCTGCCGATCCACCACGGAAGTAAACTCATCCACAACGATCGGATCAACATCTTCAAGCAGCTTGCGCGCGAGATCCACTCGAAAGCGCTCGCCATTAGACAGAATCGCGTAAGACTTCATCCAACTCGGGATCGTATTGAAGCCAACAGCACTGCACACGTTCGCGATCGCCTCAATGTCGTGAGATTGAGCAAACTCATCAATAACAGGAGCATTGCCCCACTTGTTCGTTTTGATCTTCCCGAACACATGACGAGCGATCAGCGATTTGCCCGATCCAGAAGGCCCCACGATCAAGCCGAGGTTCCATTCTTTGTCTTCGATCGGCAGCTCGCCGCGCCACTCGTGCGTGAGTTTTTCCCGCGCCGGCACATCGAACATCCCCTCCAATTGCTTCACTCTCGTACTGCGTTGAAGCTCGCTGTTCACTACGAGATCAATGCGCGACATAACAAGCCCTCCTGTTCAAACTTCTTAAGTAATCGCCTCTGATCCTGCTCATTCTTGCAGGTCACCACAATAGCATACGTCAGCTCGCCAAGCTGATTGACGGCTGCCGATTGCGTGTTGTCAGCCAAAAACGATACAAGCTGTTTCTGATCGAATCCAAGTGTTTCAAGATCAAACTCATCTTTCAATATCGTGAGTTCGCTCTTGAGCACATCGACATCCCATTCCGAGATATTGGACAATTGATTGTCAGCAATCACATAGGCTCGCTTCTTTTTCAACGGCCATTTTCTGGCAATGGAGACTTCGAGTTCGTCAATCCCCGCCTTGCGCGCTGCCTCGACTGTGCCGTGACCCGCTAAGATGACGTTTTTGTCGTCGATCAGAATTGTCTTGGTTTGCCCGAACTCTACAAGCGAACGCGCGAGACTTTCGATCTGTTTTGTCGAGTGTCTGCGCGGATTGTGCGGCCACGGCGTAAGCTCCGCAATACGCTTGCGCGCTCGTATCGTCGCTGGCCAGTCACGCAATTCTTTCGCTCGCATAAATGTATTCTACTCGCCTTCGCTCCATACGTCAAGTTGTATTATCGCGTTTTCCGCAGCATTGGCTGTGATCAATGCATTGAAAACATTATCTTTTTCCCGAAAAAAAAACCAGAAAATGCTTTCCCCGTTAACCGAGACGTGTCATATTTTTAAATGCCACTAGGGCAAATAGCCCAATGGCTTAGGGTAAGGGTTACCCAAGCAGGCCCCACGTTTGCCACTAACCCGCTGACAGCCGGCCGTCCTTCATTGGGCTAATCAAGAGCAGGCACCCGTGCGCAGAGCCTTAGTGGACAAGTCGCCGAAGCGGGGTCGGTAGTCGAATTAGCAGGCAGCTCCCGTAGCGCACGCGAAGTCGGCTCGCACCGAGCAGAGGGAAATGGGGCGGTGGACACCGCAAGCGCCCCGAGGCGAAAGCGCTGGCAACGAGCCAGCCATCGCCGCACCAGACAGTGCGAAACGCTGCATCGACACTGCGCCTCGTAGCGGGGGCGCAGAACGATGTTGCATGTCGCAGCATCAGCTCCCCAACTGAAAGAGGCTAATCAATGTCGCGTCTCGATTACTTGTTGGCGCACGTCCTCATGGCCGGCGCGCTCGCGTTCGTTTCCATCCTGACAACCGTCCACTGAGGGCAACATGGCCAACCCATCACCATTCAAAGCCGACCACTCCTACCGCCTCGACGAATACGTTGAAGCGGAGAACGGCAAGACGACCGTTGTCCGTCTTGCGCATCCGCTCTTGTGCGGGTGCCTCAGCGATGGCTCGTTTGTCTGTGACGAGCACGTCGCCACCAAATCTGCCTAACCCCAACCACCAAACATCAGGAGAACTACAATGCCAAAGGTCAACACAAAGAAATCCGCTCGCACCGCGAAGATCGCGCCGAGCGCCCGCGCCACTGCCCCGACGCTCACCGTTGTCGGCAAGGCGGTCAACCCGCTCGCCAGCAAAGCCATGTTGGGCTCGCTCTCGATCACCGGATGGTCTGCCCGCAAGTTCGACCGCAAGACCACGGACGAGGTGCTGGATTCCAAAAAGGCCGACTACAACGCCGGCCGATGGAACAAGCTGCTCGCCGTCAATGACAAGCTGGACGAGCTGATGTGCCTCGCCGGCGAATACCGGACCTTCTACTACGACATGACGCAGCCGTGGCTGGACAATGGCTCGCGGGTGCTGGCGTCCATCCGTTATCAGCACGTGATGGATGAAATGCGCAAAGGCAAAGGCGAATACCTCGCCCTGGCCGATGCGCTGGTCCCTGAAATGCCGGCGATCATTGAAGACGCCAAGACGCGCCTTGGCGATATGTTCGACCCGAACGACTACCCGTCCGGTGCTGATCTGCGCAAGCGGTTCACCTTCGAGTTCCGGGTCCTCCCCATACCGGACTCGCATGACTTCCGCTGCTCGATCGACCCGGAAGACATGAAGCAAATTCGCGAGGAAGTGGAGCTGGCTGTCAAGATGGCGACTGACAATGCCATGCACGACACCAAGCAGCGCCTCGTTGAGACGGTGGGCCACATGGTTGAACGTCTCACCGCGTTCAAGCCGGCGGTCAAGAAGGTGGTCACCGTGGAGGGCAAGAAGAAAACCATCACGGACAAAAAGACCGAGGGCGCGTTCAAGGACTCGCTCGTGGAGAACGTCCGCGATCTTGTCTACATGCTCCCTGCCTTCAACCTGACGGATGATCCGAAGCTCGCAACGCTGACCAAGCGGATTGAGGCCGAGCTGTGCCCCCACGATCCGAAAGACTTGCGCGAGAACGAGCACATCCGGGCAACCACGCTCAAGTCGGCCGAGCAAATCCTCGCCGACGTTGAGCAGTTCATGGCCTAACTGAAAGTATACCCATAACCGGGCGGTCAATCGGCCGCCCGTTCCCTCATGAAAGGCTAATCAGATGACTACCGTATCAATGTCTGTCGTGACCGAGTGCCTGCGCCACCACGTTGCCCTCAACCAGTCTGTATGGCTTTGGGGACCTCCCGGCATTGGCAAGACTCAACTCCCGCATCAGCTCGTGACCGAGCCGCAGTTCAAGGGCTTTGGTGCCATCACGTGGCTCGCCAATCTGCGTGACCCGGTGGATGCACGCGGCCTGCCGGTCCCTGATCTCGTGAACGAGACGACGAAATGGCTCAAGCCGTCCGAGCTGCCCATCGAGGGCAACAAGGCGTTCCCCGAGAAGGGCGTGATCGTCTTCGACGAGCTGAACACCGCTTCCCCGGCAATGATGAACGTGGCGCTTGGCATGGTGCTTGAGCGTCGGGTAGGCGAGCACAAGCTGAAGCCAGGCTGGGTGCCGATTGCCACCGGCAACCGCATGAAGGACCGGGTTGCCGTCCAGCGTGTTGGCACAGCCCTCAAGGATCGGTTCTTCCACTACGACATAGAGCCGGACATCGAGGCGTGGTCCAAGCACGCCAACCAAATGAACATCGATCCGCGCCTGGTGGCGTTCCTCCGCTTCCGCTGTGGCAAGCGCAAGGATGGCCAAGCACTGCACTCTGAGAACTTCCTTCATCGGATGCCCAAGGATGACACTGACAATTCCATGTGCACGCCGCGCGGATGGTTCGAGGTGGACAAGGTGATCAAGCTGAAAGTGGCGCAGGGCATCCGCCTGCACATGATCGCCGCCAAGGTCGGCTATGACGTGGCCACCGAGCTGGAAGGCTTCCTGCGGGTGTTCGAGCAACTGCCGTCGCTTCAAGACGTGGTGAACAATCCCGCTGGTGCCAAAATGCCCCCGGATACGATGCCAGCCGCCAAGTATGCGGTATCGAGCCTGATCGCCCGCTCCGCAACCAAACAGACGTTCAAGCCAATCATCGAATACGCGCAGCGCCTCGATCGCGAGTTCGAGGTGATGACCGTGGTCGATGCCTGCCGGCGCGACGAAGAGCTGACCAGGACTCAAGCCTATGTGCAATGGGCCGTCAACAATCAAGATTTACATATGTAAAGGAGCCACCATGCCCGCCCGCATTGATCTAACAGGACATACCTTCGGCCGCCTGACAGTGCTCGGATGGCCACACACCATCAATAGAAAACTGTACTGGCATTGCCAGTGCTTGTGCGGAAAGGATTGCTTCGTTTCCGCAAATAACTTGCGCAATCGCTCGATTGTCGTCTCTTGCGGATGCAAACAAAGAGAGGATCGAATGCGATTCGGCGAAGCAAACCCGAACTACATTCATGGCCAGAAAGCACTTTCTGGGACAACAGAATATCACACTTGGCAAGGGATGCGCCAAAGATGTGACAATCCTAAAAATACTGCTTACAAAGACTACGGCGGTCGCGGCATCCGCGTTTGTGGCAGATGGGAGTCTTTTGTCACCTTCCTAGCTGACATGGGGCCACGCCCCGCCGGAACCACACTCGATCGCATTGATCCTGACGGCGATTACGAACCAACCAACTGCCGCTGGGCCACACCTCTAATACAACGCCACAACCGCAGCCGACCGCGCATCATCGTTGCTGGCTTAGTCCTTGGCGCAATGGGGTTCGGATCATGACCAAGCACGTCACGACAATCGACCCGCGAATGGTGAAGGCCAGATCGCAATTGATCATGCGCAAGGGTGCCGAGTTCTGGGCAACCCTCGCCATGCAACTGCGCGTCGTGGAGGATCGTTCGATGCCCATGATGGCAACGGACATGGTTCACCTGTTCTACAACCCGGCATTCCTCGACGCGCTCATTGAGGAAGAGCGTCGCCGCCGGTTGCCGGAAGGCGAGCTGATCATTGGCACCATCGCCCATGAGGTGGACCACTGCGCGAAGAAACACCCGCTGCGGATCGGCAAGCGCGATCTCAAGCGGTTCAACGAGGCCGCCGACTATCAGCTCAATGGGGACATGCTCAAGGCAGGGTTTCATCTGCCGGAAGGCTTCCTGTTTGATCCGCAGTACGATGGCCTCTCGGCTGAAGACATTTACCGGCTGCGCGAGCAGCAACAGCAGCAAGAGGAGTCCAAGGATGACCAGGACGAGTCTGACACTCAAGGAAGTGGCAAAGAGGATCAGGCAAGCAGCGGAGATCACGAGGATAGCGCGTCCGACGATCGACCTGATGGCGACTCCGAGTCCGACCGATCCGATAGCAACGAGCGTGACACTGGAGGAAACGAGGGCGGCGGCGACGTTCTTCCAGACGATGCCGATGGACCCGAAGAAGATCAGGATGGCGCTGGCGACAGCGGTGGACCCGACGATGGCCAGGATAGCGATCCAGCGCAATCTCGTGATGCTCAACATCCTGGAGGAACTGATCCCGCTGATGATTCGATGGCGGGACCATCTGCGCAGCCTTGTGATGCAGGAAGCACGGGTTGCTTCCTTCCCGCCGCCTGTACGCCAGCGGAAGCGGGCGAACTCGAAGCGGAATGGGAACTCAACATCCGGCAAGCGATCAACGTCGCGGTGAAAGCGGCCGGCTGCGTTCCCGGTGGCCTTGAGAATCTGATCAAGGAAATGCGGGAACCGAAACAGGACTGGCGCGCGATCCTCCGCGCGTTCGTCGATCCGTCATCGCGCAAGGATTACTCGTGGTCGAAGCCGAACCGCCGGTTCTCGACTGCACCCTTTGTGCTCCCTGGCATGGTGACGGATGGCGTCAACCACGTTGGCGTCATCATCGATGGCTCGGGCTCAACCATGATCCCCGGCCTGCAAGAGACGTTCGTTGGCGAGCTGCAATGCCTCGTTGACGACGGCATCGTTGACCGCTTCACCTTCCTGTTCTGTGACACGGAAGTCTATGAGGTGGTCACGATCATGCCGGGCGAGAAGATCGAGCGCTGGAACATCCGGGGCGGCGGCACGCTGCTGCACCCCGCGTTCAAGTGGTTCGATCAGGAAGCGCCTGACGTGAGCGCGGTGCTCTGCTTCACGGATATGTACCTCTGTGATTGGGCTCAGCTCCGAGCCGATCCGCCGGTCATGCCCGTGCTGTGGTGCGCCTTCGGTGATCCCCGCCACATTCGCCCCATGCTCAAGGAAGCGCCTGGCGGCGAAATGGTGGAACTCACCGTGGACTGAGGGGCTTCGGCCCCTTCTCTTTTTCTCTTCAAACAAAGAGGCTTTCAATATGACTGACCTGACAAACCGTCCGCCGCTTATCACCACCGACGAGCTGGCAATCGACTACAAAGACGACCCGCTTGCTTCACTGGAGCAGCGCGCCGAGGGAGTGCCGGCCGAGATCAATGACGATTTCACCTATGGTCAGTGGCAAGACCTGATCGCGGACATCAACAGCGAGGCCAAGCGGCTCGAAGCCTTGCGCGTCAACGTCAAGGAACCGTACCTGCGCGCCGGCAGCACCGTGGACGGTTTCTTCAACGGGCTCAAGCAGCGCGCATCCCAAGCGACAAGCAAGGTGCTTGGACCATGCCAAGCCTACATGCGCCGCAAGGCTGATGAAGAGCGCCGCAGCCGGGAAGAGCAAGCCCGCAAGCTGCGTGAAGAGCAGGAGCGACGCGAGGCCGAACAGCGCC